GCCGAGATGGAGCAAACCACCGAGACGCACCCGTACTGGATGTACGTGGCCATCCTCGACGACAAGACCCGGCCCAGTCACCGAGCATTGCACGGCCAAGTGTTCCGCCACGATGACCCCATCTGGTCGGCGATCTTCCCGCCCAACGGATTCAACTGCCGCTGCCGCGTGGTTGCGTTGAGTGAAGCGGCCGTCAAGCGGAGGGGCCTGACCGTAGTATCGAGCGCAGGGCGGATGTTTACCGAAACCGTCGAGACGGGAATCAATAAGCGTACCGGCGAAATCAGAACGGCCACGGTCACCGGCCTACGCACCACCGATTCGAAAGAACGGGTCATTACCTTTCGCACCGATCCGGGCTTCAACCACGCACCAGGTGCAGGACTGGCCGAAGCTTTGAAACGTAAAGAGTCAGCCGCATAGGAGGCATACGATGTTCACTGTTGAATTGGATCACCAGCGTCTGCAGGACGCTCTGCGCAAAGTTGAGTGGGCCGTTGGGGATCTCGCGCCGTTGATGCGTGGGATTGCCACTGAACTGCTAAGCCAGACCGAAGAGAACTTTGAGAATGAAGGCCGACCCGATTGGGTCGACCTATCCGACGTCACCACCGAACACCGGACTAAAAACGGTAACTGGCCTGGCCAAATGTTACAGGTCAGCGCGGCCGGCCTTGCGGCATCAGTCACCAGCCATGCAACGGACAGCTCCGCGCTGGTTGGAAGCAACAAACCCTATGCGGCGATGATGCATTTCGGCGGAAACAAATCGGAGTTCCCGCACTTGTGGGGCGATATTCCGAGCCGGCCATGGTTACCGATGGATGCTGAGGGAATGATCCAGCCCGAAGCAGAGGAAGCTATTCTCGAAATGGCCTTGCTGCATTTAGAAAAAGCAGCACGCCTGTAATGCACCCAGCAGCGTTCTAGCGCTGATGTGGCTGCGGTGCATCAACCCTCTTAATCGAAAACGGTTGTAAATGCTTTATAAAGCCTTCAGCTATAAGAAAAGATCGAGTCCAGTGCTGGTTCAGTAGCCTCGCTCGTAGAAAAGATCGATATCACTTTCAAGTTCGCCGTTAATCACTTTCGTATCCTTCGTACTAACCTTAACTTTTTCAATGCTGTGGACAATCATCGACTCAGAAACATACTGAATCCAAGACTCCGCTGGCTCTCCATCAAGCGGAACCCAACCTTTCTCATCAGCGGCAGGCGGCAGAGGGTCATTCGAAATTACGTGTGAAAAAAGGACTATGTTGCGGCCGCCATCATGCCGAGCTTGAGCAGATGCAAAAATAACCCCGTCAAAACGCGGGAAATGTTGAGTAGTGAGGTATTCGGCAATCACTTGAGTTTTTAGATACTCATGCTCTTGATTGGGCACCACTGGATGACTAATAACACTGTGAAATTCCTGTAAAAACTGACGTCTTTCAATTTTCCGATAGTAATCTGGATCAAAATAGCTGATGACGTTTCTATTGTAAGCGTCTTCCAGCACGGTGAAATCGAGTATCCGAACCTCTCTATTGAGCGTGAACTCTCCGCTAATCACTTTTCCACCAACTGGTGGCCTGAGTTCAGCGATGCACGTCTCTCGCTCAAAGGCGCCATAAAATACCGGGACGCCAGCTGGGCTCATTCGACCAGATGGGGCAATTTCTTTAGGCGGTGCCGCAAGTTGAATGTCAGGGTCGGCAATAATCGCCGAGCTTTGGTCTCTAGGCGGAGTGCAGTCACGTGCGCGATATATAGGCTCACTCTCGCTAGGGCTCAGAATGCGAACGACATTCTTGCCGAATGCCCAAGCTTGGTAAGAATCGATATCCTCAAATAACCACTCCAGAAAATTTTTAGCCTTTTCATTGAAAAAACGTCTTTTGTGTCTCAACTCATCTTCAAATTCGATCCAGTTTAGCTCTATCTCAAACGGGACAAGTATCCGTCTGGAGTAAAGCGCATCGTCAAAGAAGCCTGCATCTTCAGGTGCGTAGCTAATTAATTTATCCAGCACAAGACCAATGACTGGGTCGTCATCATTGTCGAGCTGTAGAATTTCCCAGATGAAATAACTGAGCGGATCGCCTTGTTGCTCAGAATGGCTGGTGCGGTCTCTTTCACTGTCCCATATGTCGACGATCTCTCCCGGTTCAACAGTATTTTGTAGTATTTGTTCAACTTCGCTAGCTAGAGCTTTCAGCTCAACCGATGAGTTTTCCTTTCCGCAGTTTATGCATTCAGCAGTGATCCCAGCCGCGATAATTTTTTGCTTGAGAAACGTGTCGCCCACGCATTCAAAGCAGATTGGTTCCTGCATCTCGTCCATTCGAATCCCCAAGTATTCGTAGATACTGTTGTCGCTAAGCGTAGTTCGATCATCGCATTTCATAACCCAGCCACCAAGGCAGGGTTCTCCCACGTCCTTTGAGTACTCTTTAAACCCGATTAAAAGCCCTGGACCACTCACTGGCCCAACCTGTGCGCATCACCTCCACGCAGCGCACAGTCATGAAACCACTGCACATCTTCAAATCCGGCAGTCACACAGCAATGAATGGCGTCAGCTTCGACTTCAGCGAGTCCGATCTGGCCGCCACGGTGGCCGCATACGACCCGGCCATGCACGAAGCGCCCATGGTCATCGGCCACCCAAAGCATGACGCCCCAGCCGCCGGTTGGGTCAAATCGCTGACGGCTACCGCACAAGGCTTGGTCGCCGAACCGCAACAGGTCAACCCAGCATTTGCCGAACAGGTAGCCAAAGGCAGCTACAAGAAAATTTCCGCCTCGTTCTATCACCCCGACGCCGCCAACAACCCCGTACCCGGTGTGTACTACCTGCGCCATGTCGGCTTTCTCGGCGCCCAGCCGCCTGCCGTAAAAGGCCTTCGCCCCATAGAGCTGGCCGACGGCGAGGAAGGTGTTGTCGAGTTCGGCGACTACGGGCACGAACTCAACTCCGACATGTGGCGCCGTTTACGCGAATGGCTCATTGGCAAGTTCGACAAAGAAACGGCCGATCTGGTGGCCCCGTCCTGGTCTATCGACAACCTCGCCGAAATTGCGCGACAGCCCGAACCCGGCGAGCAACCGGCTTTCTCTGACCCCACCCGTTCCACTGAGGTAACCAGCATGCCCGACAAAGACCCCGTCGCCTTGGAGGCGGAGAACAGGCGCTTGAAGGCCGACATCGCTAAGCGCGACAAGGCCGCCCGCACCGCAAAGCAGGACGCTATTCACGCGGCAAACGCTGAGTTCGCCGAGAAACTGGTGGCCGCAGGCATGAAACCAGTTCATGCCCCTGCGGTGATTGCCGCACTGGACTACGCCGACTCCAGCGAGACCCCGCTGGAGTTCGGCGAGGAAGACGACCGCGAGCCGCTAAGTGACGGCCTGAAAGCAATCTTCAGTGACTTGGCCGGAGGCGTCAGTTTCGCGGAAATCGCCACCAAGACCCGTGCTGGCAAGAACGCCGCCCAAACCGCCAACCCACTGATGGCCGACGCTGAAGCCCGCGCCAAACGATAGGAGGCCCCATGGCCACGTTTAATCAACCGAAAGATCCGGGCGACCTGCTTCTTGTCGAGGTCTGCCCCGGCTGGACGAAGGACAAGGCCACTCTGGCGGGTGGGGCGCACTATTCCTTCGGCCAAGTGCTGGCGAAGGCATCCGGCAAATACTGGGTGCTTGATGTCGCCGGCACTGGCGCAGCCAAAAAGGCCGCAGCGGTATTGATCGAAGCGGTGGACGCGACGGCCGGCGACCAGCCGGGGGTGGTGATCGCTCGCGGCGCCACCATCGATGTCACCGAGTTGGCATGGGCCGATGGCATCACCGAAGCCCAGAAAACTACCGCCCTGGACGAACTCAACGCCCTGGGCATCGTTGCCCGCGCAGCCCTTTGACCTGGAGTACTCCATGAACCTGCAAGACATGTTTAGCGTCGCCAATCTAACCGCCGCCGTGAACAAGCTTCCCGCTATTCCCGGCAAAGTCGGCGCGATGGGGCTGTTTGATGAAAAAGGCGTCACCAGCACCAGCGTCATCATCGACGAGCGCGAAGGCCGCTTGGTGCTGGTACCCAACACTTCGCGCAACGATGACCCGGCGCCTATGAAGGGAGGCAAGCGCAAACGCCGCACTTTCGAAACGCTGCACTTGCCGCTTAACAGGCCCATTCTGCCGAGCCAACTGCAAGGCATTGCCGCATTCGGGCAAGAAGACGGCACGGCACCCGTGGCAACCGTGATTAACGACAACCTGCAGGAGCTGAAAAACAGCATCGAGGCCACCCGTGAATTCCAGCGGGTGGGCGCGCTTCGCGGCAAGCTGCTGGACGCGGACGGCGAAGTCATCAGCGACCTTTTCAAAGAGTTCGAAGTCAGCCAGAAGAAAATCACCGTGGCGCTGAGCAATGCCGGCACCAACGTGCGCAAGGCGTGCCTCGACGCCAAGCGCTTTTCCGAATCCAAGCTGGGCGGTGTAATGGTTACGGGGTTCCGCGCTCTGTGCGGGCCGGATTGGTTTGACGCGCTGATTGACCATGAAAAGGTCAAGGCCGCGTTTGCGAACTACCAGGAAGCGCAAGATCGGCTCGGCGGCGACGTGCGCTCCGGCTTCACCTTCGGCGGCATCGAGTTCATCGAGTACGACGTCACCGTCAGCGGCCAGCGTTTCATTCCGGCCGACGTCGCCCAAGTGTTCCCCGTGGCCCGTGGTGTATTCCGCATGTTCAATGCCCCGGCGAACTACAACGAAACCGTCAACACCATAGGACAACCGTTCTACAGCAAGGCCGAGGAACGTAAATTGGGCAAAGGCTGGGATGTGGAAGCCCAGGCAAACCCCTTGGCCATGTGCCTGTTCCCGGAAGCCCTGATCGAGCTGAAGGCGGGCTAAACCATGCGCTACTGCACTCGCGCCGACATCGGCAACGCCATGCCCGAGCGGACCTTGATCCAGCTCTCCAATGACGACCCGGCTGCCCGTCAACCCAACGAAGTCGTGATCGAGGATGGTGTTCGCCAGGCAGAAGAACTGGTCGATGGCTACCTGCGTGGTCGTTACAACTTGCCGCTCAATCCGGTACCCACGGTACTGCGCGATGCAGTGGTTTACTTGGCACGGCACTGGTTGTATCAGCGCCGCCCCGAGGGCGCCTTGCCGGACCCGGTCAGAGACAGCCGCAAAGACACCATCAAGTTGCTGGAAAGTATCCGCGACGGGGTGGTCACCCTGGGCATGCCCAGTGGTGAGGCGGCGCCCGAACCGGGCGAGATCCGCGTCCGCGCCCGTTCCCAACGATTCGACGCCGACCTGTGGGAGCGCTATAGATGACCCCCCCCGAACACACCCAGACCGAAGCACTCTTAGGCGCAATGCTGAATCGCCTGCAAGAACAATTCAACGACGAGCTGGCCGTCGAACTGTTCCCCGAGAACCCAATGCAGTACCGCTTGAACCATCCGTGCGGCGCTATCTTGCTGGCCTACGGCAGATCGACCTTCGGTGGTTCCGAAGCAACCGACGCGGTGTTCCAGACCCGCAACATCGTCATCCGCCTAACCTTGGTGTTTCGCGAACTCAACGGCAAGGACGGCGTGGTCAGCTACCTCGACCGTATCCGTTCCTGCCTGACGGGTTGGTCTGCGCCGCACTGCGACAAAGCGTGCAGCCCTGTTTCCGAACAGTTCATCGGCCATCGAGACGGTGTCTGGCAATACGGCCAGGACTTTTCCATGCGCCTCACTCAGTTGCAATCCATGGTGCCCGATCAAGGTGCACCTCTGAGCATTCTCACGTTTGAGGAATACCCGTGAACCTATCCCGCTACCTCTATCGTGGACCTCAAAGCGCAGTGTGTTTGCGTGTCGGCGATTCCGCCGATTTGCTGGACGTGCAACTGCTGCCAGGCAAGACCGTCGAGTTACCCGCCGAGCACGAGTACACCAGCGTGTTGTTGGCGCTCAAGCATCTGGTACCTATACCCGCTAATGCCGAGGTCGAAGCCGAAACCAAGCCTGCGCCCAAGGTGCCAAAAGCAACGCCGGTAGCGGCTTCGCAAACCGATCAGGCAACAGGAGCAAAATCCGATGGCAGCTAACTACCTGCACGGTATCGAAACTATTGAAGTCGAACGTGGCCCCCGAGCAATACGCGTCGTTAAATCGGCCGTCATCGCCCTGGTAGGTACCGCACCCATGGGACCGGTCAACACCTTGACGTTGTCACTGGGCGAGCCCGATGGCGCGCAGTTCGGCCCTGACATGCCTGGGTTCGGAATTCCCGAAGCCCTGGACGGCATTTATGATTTTGGTGCTGGAACAGTGCTGGTGATCAACGTGCTCGATCCGGCCATTCATCGCACCAGCGTCGTCGCCGAGGTACAGGGGTTCAGCGACAACGATCTGTTGCAATTGGAGCACGGCGCGGTGCAATCACTGACCCTTAAGTCCGAGGCTGGCGATGACACCTACAAGCTGGACTCCGACTACACGGTGAGCTTATTGACCGGGCGTGTGAAGCGACTGGCGACCGGCACTATTCCCGCCAAGGGTGCGGTTAAAGCCGACTACGCCTACGCCGACCCGAGCAAGGTGACTCCAGCCGACATCATAGGCACCGTCAATGCGGCCGGTTTGCGCACCGGCCTGAAAGCGTTTATGGACAGCTACAACCTGTTTGGGTTTTTTCCTAAGATTTTTATCGCGCCAGGCTTTAGCACGTTGAACTCCGTGAGCGTCGAACTGATTGCTTCGGCGACCAAAGTCGGCGGCGTCGCCTACATTGACGCCCCGATTGGCAGCACCGTGCCGCAGGTAATCGCCGGCCGCGGGCCCGCAGGCACCCTCAACTTCAATACCAGCAGTGATCGGGTGCGCCTGTGCTATCCCCACGTCAAGGTGTACGACGCTGCGACCAACGGCGAGCGACTGCAACCTTTGTCGATTCGTGCTGCGGGTCTGCGGGCCAAAGTGGATTACGACAATGGCTACTGGTGGAGCAGCTCCAACCAGGAGCTGATGGGCGTGATTGGTCTGGAACGCCCGCTAACCGCACGGGTCGACGACCCCGACAGCGAGGTCAACCTGCTCAACGAAAACGGTATCACCACCGTATTCAATTCGTTTGGCACCGGCTTGCGCCTCTGGGGTAACCGCACGGCAGCCTGGCCGACAGTGACCCACATGCGCAATTTTGAAAACGTGCGCCGTACTAAAGACATTGCTGACGAATCGATACGCTACAGCTCGCTGCAGTTTGTAGACCGGCCCGTTACCACTGCCCTGATCGACAGCATCACCGAAAGCGTGAACCAGTTCTTTCGCAAGCTGATAGGCGATGAAGCTTTGCTTGGCGGAGAGTGCTGGTTCGACCCGGCACGCAACCCGCAAACCGAGCTGGAATTGGGCCATGTGCTGTTCAACTACAAACTGACCGTGCCACTACCTTTCGAGCGCGGCACGTTCGAAACCGAAATCACCGGGGAATACCTGGTCAAATTGGGGGCCTCATAAATGGCCGGCTTTAGCGCACACCGCATCACCAACGCCGCCGTCTATCTGGACGGGAACAGCTTTTTCGGTCGTTGCGAAGAGATCGACTTGGGCACAGTGAAAACCGTCATGAGCGACTTCCAGGGACTGGGCATGGTCGGTCTTATCGAGCTGCCGGATGGTATCGACAAGCTCGAAGGCAAGATCACCTGGAACAGTATGTACATCGAAGCGGCGAAGAAGATGGCCACACCGTTCAAGACCGTACAATTGCAGTGCCGCTCCAACGTCCAGGTCTTTAACAGTGCGGGCCTGGTGGACGAGATCCCGCTGGTGACGTTGATGACCGTCATGTTCAAGGAGTACGCCCTTGGCAGCTACAAACCCCGCGATCCGACCAAGTTTGAATCACCATTCTCGGCAACCTACGTGCGACAGCTCTTGAACGGCCAGGAGGTGGTACTGCTCGACTACCTGGCCAACATCTTCAAGGTCGGTGGGCAGGACCAGTTGGCCAAGTACCGGCAGAACATCGGGCAAGCTTAAATGGGTAAAGGCAGCCAATCTTCCAGTTGACTGCCTTTTTTTCACTCTGCTATAGCATTTGGTACCGAGTTGTAGAGCTTCAGAGTCTGTAGCGTAGCGACGTAATAACCACCTTTTTCCCTGATGAAGTTTTCGGCTTCGAGCCACTTAAGCAGGCTATTTAGAAAATCCTCATCAGGGGTGCTTTTGTAAAACCCCATTGTGATAGCGCCGCCATGGCTTCGCTCGTATTCGCCTTGGGGTAGCTCAAATGTCTCGGCGGTTATCTTTACCGGCACGGGGCAAGCGTTCACCAGCTTTTCCAGTGTTTTTCGAGCCAGAAGATTAAATTGATCTTTGTTGTCTTCACTCATACTCGCCTTCTCCTTGGGACCAAACAAACGTCATTGAGCGGATGATGTTAGGGCAATTTCCCGGGATGCGCAGTCTCTTTAAAATCGATTAAAAGTCATCACCACAGCCAGGTGCGATGCTCGGGGCTCTTGAACAGCAACTGATCAACCCGGAGCAATAACGATGGCCGATAAACTCAAGCTCACGCTCAAGTACCCTTTCCAAACCGCCGCTGGTGTACAGCTAGAGTCGGTTCCGATCAAGCGGCTCAAGCGCAAGGACATCAGCGCGGCCCAGGCAGCCACCAAGGATGAAGGAGCATTGGAAGATATGCTCTGCGCAAAGATGTTCGGTATCACCTTGGAAGACCTGGGCGAATTCGACATTGCCGACTCGAAATCAGCCACTGAGGTGTTGCGGGAAATGTCCTCTGGAGGAGACTTGGCTGCGGTCCTGGGACGAGGCACTGCTGATGGTGCTGAAGATGCAACCCTCGGAAATAGCCCAACTTGATATGGAGGACTACCTGCATTGGGTAGAGGCTTGCGGGCGTGAAATTGATCGCCGAATTGAGCAAATGAAAAAGCAATAGCCTCTCGGCCTGCAGCGCCCTCGCCACACTATGCCGCCCAATCCCAGGGCGGCACACCTTCCTCAGACACACAGAGCACGCCATGGCCAATGAAATCCTCGTCGGGTTAAAGATCGGCGCCACGGTGGCTGGCAGCTTGAGCGCAGCCTTCGGCTCAGCCAAATCGACGGTTCAGCAACTGGGGCGTGCGACTGACGGTCTTACAGCGAAGCAGAAGCTGATCGGCTCCGAACTTGCGGCGTCCTTGGCACGCGGCGGTATCGGCATCGAGCGCATGCGTCGCCAGTACGATCAAGTGGGTCGCGCCATCGATCAGCTCAAGATCAAACAGGAGCGCCTTAACGCCAGCCTGGCCCGTGGCGTCCAATTGAAGTACGAGCGCGGCGAGCTGCGCGGGCAAGCACTGGAAACACTAGGGACCGCAGCAGTGGTCGGTGCGCCTGTGGTGCAGTCGTTTCGCCAGGCCATCGACTTTCAGGACCGTACTCGCGACATCGCTATTAC